AGGTTCGCGCTCACGTCCCGAAGGATCGCGGCGCTCTCCCACTCGGTGAGCTTCTGCGCAATGCGCGCGCGGACGATCGACGGCGTGACCACGCGGGACGCGGTGGGCGGCGCGTTGGTCGCGCTGTCGGCGGCGAGCTTGCAGCCCGCGAAGGTCGACGCGATATCCGAGCGCAGGCTGTCAGCGACGTAGTCGGGCACCGTGACGCTCGACGTGTCGAGCACCGCGTAGTTCGGCGTGCCGCTGCGCAGCGACCGCGACGTGATCGAGCGCACGACGCTGGCGTAGCCCGGACGCGACCCGCTCGCGGCGAGCGGCGTGAGCCCGTTGTTCAGCGCGTTCTCGATCTCGGTTGCGGTCGGCTGGTCCGCCACCACGCGCTGCATCACCACGCTGGCGAGTTCCAGCCCGTCGAGGTTCGCTGCCGGGTCCGAGGACTCACCGACGAGAAGCCCGCCCGCGCTCGCGTCGCCGTTGAGGCGCGCGGCGCAGACCTGCGAGGCGCACTCCCACACCGGGAGCGGTGACGCGTGGTGCCAGACCACCTGAAGCCGCGCCGCGTTCTGACCCGTCGCGAGCGTGACGGCGTTCGCGTAGGTGTCCGCGGTGCCGCACACGGCCTGCTCGAGCTTCTGCACCGTGGGACCGGCCTGCGCGTTGATGTGCTTGACGATGCGGCCGATGTTGGTCGCATCGATGCACGCGCCGACGATGCGGTGGTAGCGCACGGGCTCGATCGCCGTGAGGGCGTTGACGAACGAGTCCTGCGTCGCGCCGCTCGACAGGGTGATCTCGCTCCCGAGCGTGCCGGTGCTGGACCAGATGCCCGTCGTGCTCCCCGGCGACGTGGTGGAGCCCGTCGTGATGCGCGTCTCCGCGCCCGTCGAGGACACGAAGTAGGCGTCGACGACGAGGGAGTTGCCGCGCGGCCCGTCGTGCTTCGCCGTGATCGTGACGACGCCCGCGGAGTTCTGCGCGTAGATCGGGAGGTCCGACGCGTCGTTGATCGCGTCCGCGACGGCAGCCGCGATCACCGTTGCGCTGTCGCCGCTCGCGACCGCCACGTCGATGACGGTCCCCATGAGCCGCAGGCGCACGGTGAACGCCGCGCTCGCGGTCGTGGCGAAGGTGAGCACGCCGCTCGCGGGCGTACCGCTCGCCTCGGCGACGGGGCAGGCGTAGAGCGTGCCGTCGGGGTACTGCGCGAAGAAGGCGAGCGCCATTCGGTGCAGCTCCGAGCCGCGCCCGAAGAGCGTCGCCGCGTCGTCACTGGACGCGACGAACACGGGCTCCTCGACCGCAGCGGTGCCCGCGGCGAGCGAGTAGGACGGCGACGCCCCGGAGAGCGCGCTGAGAATCGCGTTCCCGAGGAGGATCACCTTCTCGGGCGCTGCGCCCGCGCTGGTGCCGGGACCGCCGATGACGACGTTGAAGTTCACGCCAGGCGTCTTGCGCGACGCCGGGACTCCCGCGACGGTGATGGTCACAGCGACACCTCCTCGTGATCGTGATCACGCGACGTGCAGAGCGCGAGCTCGCCGCGCTGCACCGCGCGCATGTGGTAGCCGTCCGCGGGGACCTCGACGCAGCCCGCGAGGAGCGCGTGCGTCTTGCGGTCGCGCCCGACGAAGCGACCGGGCATCCCGGGGACCGGGGGCCGCGCGTCGCCCACGGCGCGCACTCGAATCGTGTTGCTCATGTGACCTCGGAAGAGAGAGGGGGATCAGGTGTCGGTGTCCGCGACGAACTGCACACGCGGGTTGTCGGGGTTGTCCTCGCCCGCATCGAACGGGAGGTTCACGTCGCCCGCGATCTCGACGAGGTCGACGCTGGTGTCCGTCGGCGTGACCTGCGGGAGCGCACGCGCCGCCTCGAAGTCGATCGAGTAGACGTAGATGGACCCGCGCGCGACGAGCGCCGGTCGCGCGCCCGTGCATCGCAGGCGTCGCTCCATCCACGCGCCCGAGAGCGGGAGCCCGTTGAGGACCGAGAGCACGGAGTCGATGAGCCGCGCGACACCCGGCGCCGTCGTCGTCCCGATCGTGCCGTCGTCGATCGCGCGCGCATCCTCGGCGGCGACGTAGACGGTCCACTGGCAGAGTCCGCGGTCCTCCGCGTCGCCCGCGAGAGTGTTGACCGTGCGCGTGACTGTCTCGCCGTTGAACGCGAGGAGCGCGGCGGGGTACTGCGTCACGACCTCACGGATGGAGGTTTCGTTGAGCGATCCTGCGAAGCGCCCCACAAGCGCGAAGGGCCGCGCCGCGGTGGTCCCCGTCGTCGCGTTGATCAGCAGCGACGAGAGCGCGGTGTAGATCGCGCTGTCCGTGTCCGCGAGGGAGAGCGTCACGCGCCACCCCACGCGCGCCAGGTCGCGCGCTCGATCGCCTGCTCAACGATTCGCGCGAACTCGCCTTGCGTCCGCACCCACGCGGGAGCGAGGTACGGATACGGACGCGAGCGCGACGTACCCTCTTCGACGTAGGACCCGTAACGGGTATCACCGAGCACGTCGACACGCAGCGCACCCGAGGATGCACGACCGATCGCGCGGCCTGCGCGCGTGCGGTTCTGCAGCCGACCGGTGCGGTTCTGGTAGGTGTGCGTCGTCGCCGCGTCCTCCGCGACAGCGTGCGCACCCTCGATCGCGCCGCGCTCAAGCTCTTCGTCGAGCGCACCGAGGAGCGCGCCGATCGCGGGCTCCACGTCGAGATACACGCGGTCGGCCATCAGAACCCCGAGCCGTCGCGACGATCCGCCGCGCGCGTGAACGGGTTGGTGTACACGCCTGCCTCGTCGGTGTCGTTCTGCAGCGTTGCGCGAGGCTTCGGACGCTCCGCCGACGACCCCGGCGCGCGCGCGTCGTTGTCGCGGTTCAGCGCCTTGAAGAACGCCCGCGCGGCCTTCCCGAGTTGCGCATACGCGCCCTCCTCGTCGTAGCTCACATGCCGCGACGCAGCGATCGCGCACACGAGGTCCACGGCCTTTCCGACCACCACCACGTCCAGCGTGTCCGTCGTGGCGTAGAGGCCATCGGGGAACGCCGCGCGCGTGAGCGAGCGGATCTCGCTGTTCGCCTCCGCGATGCAGAGGTCGCGAAACGTCGTGTCCGCGGTGGCGCCGCCGTTCTTCGCGAACAGCCGCGCATACGCCTGCGTCGAGAGGCGCGCGGTCACATCGGACGACGTGACGATGGAGGTCTGCTCTGCCACAGGTCAGCCTTCGGTGATCTCTCGTCCGAGCACGAATCCCGTCGCGAGGAACTCCAGCGCGCGGGCCGCGGGAACCTCCTCGCCGGGTCGGTAGATCTCGCCGCCGCCCGCGGAGATGAGCACCCGCGCGAGGAAGCGCGCAGGAGGCTCAGGAAGGGACGCCTCGACAGGGGGCGGCGTCTCATCCGTCGCCGCGATCGGAGCGCCCGCAAGGGGCATCTCCGGCGCGTCCAGCGGGGACTCCGCGGGCGCAGCGGGAGGAGAGAGGTCCAGCGCGGGGCGCGACGCGGGAGGCATCGGCCCCGGCTGGTGCGACTGTCGACGGTCCCGACGGCTCACGAGACGCAGGTGGTGTAGAGGTAGCCCGCGTTGGCGCCGCCGATGACGACCTCGTCGTCCGAGTGCGACACCTTGATGAACGAGCCGCCGCGCACGCCGCGCAGGAGATCGGGGATCTCGCGCGTCTCCATCGTGCCGAAGCGGAAGGTGTAGCCGAAGCACTGCGTCGCGCGCGGCGACGGGTTCGGCTCGACGCGGATCAGCGCCGCGCTCTTGCCCCAGATGTACGAGCTCGCCGCGGTCGCGCCCTCGGCGTTCGAGGCGTACTTCGCGCGGCCGACGACGCAGCCCTCAAGGCCGAACGCCTCCGCGATGAGCTGCTCGTTCACGCGCAGCGGCACGTCACCCGCCGTCGTGCTCGCGCGCGACAGGATGTACTGGAGCATCTTGGGGTGGTTGCGGAGCTTGATGTAGGTCTGCGCGCCGAGGACGAGGTGCGTGGGGCGCACGAAGCACGCCTCGATTGCGTCCTCGATCTTCTGCACGGGGTCGCTCGTCGACACGTCCCAGCGGTCGGCGCCGGCGAGCGCGGCGGTGTTCGAGCCGTAGTTGCCGCTGCCGAACACGACGTCCGCGACGCGCTTCTCACGCCCGAGCATGAGGAAGTTGGTCACGATCTCGGTCGCGATCTGCTTGGGCTGGAGCGGCGCGTCCGCGTTGGCGATCTCGTCGTTGGAGACGAAGTCCATCAGCGCGTAGTCGGTCACGGAGTAGTTGTCCGACGACGTGATGGAGTAGCTGATCTCCTTCGGCATCCCGCGGTTGCCGTTGAGCGAGCTGTCGGCCAGCTCCTGCATCGTGGTCACGGGGAAGGCGAAGATCTTGTCGCTGCGGTTCTTCACCGACACGACGGGAAGCACGGTGTCCGCGATGAGCTCGCGGTTCTTGTACATCACCGCGAGGTTGGTGAGCGCGCGGTCGACGTGCACTGACGACGGCGAGAGCGACATGAGCCGCGCGACCTCGCGGGCGTCGATGCCGTGCTGCGCCATCAGGTGCGCCTGGAGCGCGGCGAGCTGCTGAGACTTGTCCATGTGCGTGGTCCTTCGACGGAGAGAGGGATCAGCCCTGGAGCGCGCCGGGCTTGATGAGGATGGCCACGCGCTCGCCGCTCGAAGCGGACTCCAGCGCGAAGCCGACGATGGCGACGTTGGTGCCCGCGCCGGGGGCCGCGGGCTTCACGCCCCCGCTGGTGTCCGCGACGGTGAGCGGCTGACCGCGCGTGATCGACGCGGCGGCGACGCCGGGGAAGATCCCCGAGGTCACGATGTCGATCGTGCCCGCGGCGGTGATCGCGTTCTTCGCGAGGCCCACGATGCTGACGGAGGTGGGGTTGGGGTCCGCGGCGCCGGGGAGCTTCACGTTGAAGTCGGCGTCACCGACCACGAGCACCGCGCCCTCAGCGACGGTGGTGGACTCGCAGTTGAGCGAGACGATGAAGTCAGGGTTGCGAAGCGTGATCATGGTGTGGTGCTCCGTTCAGACGAGGTTGAGCTGCGCGAGCACCGCGTTCTGCGTCTCGCTCTTGAGCTGGCGCGACGCCTCGACGAGCGCCTGCCCGTAGGTGAGGCTCGCGTTCTGCGACATCAGGACGCGGGCGCGCGCGTCGGCGGCGTCGCTGTGGTTCTCCTGCGACATCGCGTGGAGCTTCGACGCCGGGGGACGCCCGCCCTGCGGCGTGACGGACGCGCTCATCAGCGCGGCGTCGGCGGTCGGCGTCGACGGCGCGGCGCCGCTGACCGAACCACAAGGCGGGAAAAAGCAGCGCCAGCGTGGTCAGGAGGAGAAGGAAGGCAAAAACGGCAAATGGAGTCATTTTGAGTCAAGTTCCTTCAGTAGGGCCTCGGCGCGGCGGGTTTCCTCGGCACTCAGGGGTTTGTCCGTTTTCGCCACCAAGATGCTGCGCCGCTTCAGATAGCTGCGCAGCGCGATGAGCCCCAGCACCATGAGGACCAGGGGGCCAGCCCACAGGATGACGGTGGTGGCCTTGAGGGGCGGCCGGTAGAGCACGAAATCACCATAGCGGGTGACCATGAATTCGAGAATTTCGTTGTCGGAACGACCTTCCTGAATCATGCCGCGGATTTCACGCCGCAGATCAACCGCCAGCTCGGCGTTGGAGTCGGCAATGGTTTCGTTCTGGCACACCAAGCAACGCAGTTCCCGCGACAATGCCTGCAGACGCTTCTCTGCCACCGGATCAGTCGCCACGGCCGCTTCGTAGGTGGACGATGCCTGTGCCGGCAGGATGCACAAGCTCACCAGCAGGCCCGCAATATAAAGTGCTTTCATCGGCTCAACTCCGCCACCAGCGGCAGGATCTTGTCATTGAGTATCTGCGGCGACACCGGGCCAGTGTGCTTCATGCGGATCACGCCTTCCTTGTCGATGACGTAGGTTTCCGGCACGCCATATACGCCGTAGTCGATGCCGACGC